CAAATGCAGTATAATTTGCTACTGATTGTCTCCATCCTATCAATCTTTTTCCATCTAAATCATGTTGTCCGTCAATATCAAAGTCATAATTAGGCATTATAGATATAACGGCATCTTTAAGAATGTATTTTGGATTTTCAGTTGTTGGCTTGTTGAATGGATCATTGTTTTGATGATAGTATTGATAATTAAATTCATTTGATTTAGCCGCTTCACATTCCACCCATTTATTAATAAGTCCTCCTTCTACTGTAGAGTACTTAACAGATACGCTTAATAATTTTGCTACTGGATAATTTGGACCTCTCAATGTATTTAAAGGTATTCCAAAATCAGTTTGTAGACCAAGACTTGTTGTATCATTATAAGGAACTCTGTGTCCTGATTTTGCTGTTTTTATATTAACAAGTATTCGCCCGTCAAATTCAAAATACCCATGTGATCGCCTAACTAATGGATGCAAAATTTTTGCTATACGAGGATCTTTATCGTACTTCTCTATAGCTGAATTAAACCAATTGAAGTATGCAATGTTTAAGAACTTGTCTTTTTCTTGTGTAGTAAAATATGGTTGGTCTGCTTTATCTAAAAGCAAGTCCATTAAATCATGCGCTTGTCCAAATGTCATTATTAAACTTTATCTTTTAATTCAACTTTTTGTTTTGTACGTGGCTTAGGTCCTCTAAGTTCGTTTTTAAGTAATGCATGTATATCAGCATTATCTTTTACCCACTGTACTGTTTGATCTTCGGTTAGTCCAATAGTTGTAGTTCCATATTTGTATACGCCATTAACTCTTGTAAATAAGTCTTTAGCCATGCATTTTTTTATAAAGATTTTAATAGGTGCATCATTATCTGCTCTTACCTCTAAGAATCTTTTAGGATTATCATTAGCATAAGCAATAACTTTAGCTTTGCGAATGTTATCATCCCAATCGCCATTTAATCCAATAAGATGACATAAGTCTTCTATTTCTTTTTTAGATAACATAGCAGCAGCTGTAACTGCATCAGCCTTAGCTAATGACTCTTCAGCTTTTTCATTTTCTGCAGCAGATAAATCTTCTAATACAAATCCACCACTATTTACTAATGGATGATTTTGTAAAAATTTATATACTCTATTATCATACTCATCGTTAATATCTAATGCAACAATTGCACTAAACATTTCATAACCTGAAGATGGTTCACCATCCATATTCATTAGTGAAATTTTCTGTCCACCTCTGCCAGTGTAAGTTCCAAACTTTGCATAGTTAAACTTACCTGCATTCTTTGCTTTAATTAATACCGTGTGTTTCATTTTTATAAAATTTAAATTAATACTCCCTATTGCGGTGGTAACTTCTTGCCTTTCTTTTCTTTAACAATCTTACCATTTTCTATCCAAGTTTTATTACCTGAATGTGTATTCCATTTGAAGCCGCTTTGTCCTCCAATATAGAAATTTTCTTTATCTCTTTTTTTTGCTCTTTCTACCTGCTTTTCCCAACCTTCTGGATCGATAGATTTATAATAATCAAATAAATTCATATTGCAAATATAAGAATAATGGAGGGGACTAAGCCCCTCCGTTACTCAAATTGTTATTATGCAGAAGCACTTTCTACTAATAGAACAGTACCTATAGCAACTTGCGTATATCCGCTTAAGTGCCAGTTTACACCATCACATAAAAGTGACATTCTTAAACCTTCAGTATTTTGATCTACTGAGCCATCTACAGTAATTTTAGACAATCCATCAAAATCATCTACAGTACTATTAGCACCACCAGTTACAATATATCCGTAGATATCAGTTGCATCTAAACCAGTTGTAATTATGAAATCAGCATCATCATCGCAGTTAGCTGTAATAATAAAATCATAATATACACCAGCTGAACTAGCAGCGGCAGGTAAAGTTAAAGTCACATTGTTATCAACAGCAGACATATCAATGGTAAATAAGTTACCAGACTCTACAGTTGTTAATTGTCTAGTTACAGCAGCAACATTATTAATTGCTTCTACTGGTCTAGCCAATCTCATGTGTGGCGTAAATTTCGCCTCTTCGCCAGCAGCTAAAGATCCATTTGATACATCTGTACCAACTGTAAAATTCTTAACTGCTGTACGCAATTTATTAAAATCAAATTTCAAAGCCATTTCTATTTATTTTAAAAGTTAATAATTAAGGTATTACCGTTTAAGCTTCTCTTCCGTTAATACCAGTTAAATTCAGTTATTAAGAGTGAGTGATAGCATCTATACCATCAATTCCGTCAACACCAAACACGCTGTTAACATCATCTGCTACGGTGATAACACCTACGCCTGATAGTACAAGTCTACTTAACTCCTTAACCACATTAGCTTGTTTTGCAACAGCAACACTTAATGTTACTTTTTTAAAACCGCCAGCAGCATCAACAAAGTCTACAACTACAGTAGATGTATCAGTTTCACTTCTAATAGCATTAATTCTATCTGAATCTACAGAAAGCTGATCATTTGCAGCATCCTGAAAATATAAAAAACATCTATTTGCCATAATATAAAAGTATTGTATTATGCTGCGGAAAGGATTCCACAAGATAATGGGTTACGAACTATAATTCCAGACTCAGATAAAACGTGAGCTTCAAACTTATCATCAGCATTTGCAGCCATCATAGATGATTGATCGTATGGATTAATCATACCAGCTACATACTTTTTGATAAATGAACGGTTAGATCCTTCAGCTCCTTTAGTAACAAGCTCGATGTTAGAAACACCACTTGTTCTACCGAAATCAAGGAATACCATTTTAGCAGACTCTTTTAATCTGTTGTCACCAAATGCATTTGAACCAGCTGCAGTTGAGTGCAAGTTCTGATCATCAAATACAGGACAGTAAGCAATAGTAATTTTGTTTCCTAAAGCCATGTAAGATGTGAAGTTAGCACCAAGCTGAACATCACCATTTACACCAACCATAGAACCACCAGTAAATGATCCAGAAGGAGCAATTACTAATTCTTTCATTGCTTTGTGGAAAGCCAAACGACCTTCAGTTCCAGTAAATACAACGAACTCATTCCCTTCAGACTGAGTAGTATTTAAAGATAACTTAGCCAAGAACTCAGTAATGATGTCTTCAGTTAAAGCACCTAATGTATAAGTAGCTTGGTTAGAAGAATCTATTTGAGCTAATAGACCATCACCTGTTACAATTGAAGAACTTTGTACGCCAGACAAACCTGAAAGCGAAGAAGTTATAGCGCCTGGTCTTTGAACAGTAGTATCTGTAATAGATGTTCTACCATACCAACGCTGTAATTCTTGCTGATACATAAATTCGTCCATCATCATTTGTTCTTTAGTAAAGTACCATAAACGATGTCCATTATTTTCAATCCACATAATGTCAGTAATATCTTTACCAGTTACAGAAATCTTCTTACGAGAAGTCGTAAGGTAGTTTTTGTAAGTAGAAGGATATACATAATTTTCACCTACATCAGCTCCATTAGAACCGTTAGGGAAAGCAGAACCAATAGAAGCAAAGATAGCATCTGCGTGCACATCTGTTAATTGTAGTGGGTTTGCAGTAGCATCAATCAATTCGATTTTGACATCGTAAGATGCAGCAGTTACAGCAATACCACCATTAGCAGCAGCTTGTGCAGCTGAAGGAGTTGGATCTTCTAATACAAGACCAACAGCTCCAGATTGGAATCTGATCATATCAAATTTGTTCAAGAAGTTTGGTGTACGACCTGAAGTGTCACCATCACCTCTTAAATAGATAACGTCTCCGTCAGCGTCAGCAGCAGCTACCGCAGTACCTGATACAGATGCAGCACCTGATCCAGCAGTTGATCCTACAAATGTAACACCATCTGTAGAAATCCAACCAGCTGAGAATGTTGGAGCGTTATAACGTCCCATAACTTTCCACTCAAAAGAGTTATCGCCTAGGACTTTTTCACTTGCAAAACGACCTGTTCTTTCCATAAGATAAGTCGCTGAGTAACGAGGATACTGTTGAATCAACGTTCTTGCAATCTCTGGGTATTGCAATAGTGCTGTGTTCAAGGCATTCTCGGGAGTAGTTCCAGAACCATAAGTTCCAGTATACAATTTAGCCATTTTTTTAAAAATTTAATTATTAAACACTATTTTAAATCCAGAGTAATTTTCACGTAACTTTGGGCATCGCCCGATTGTATTTGTAAAGTTACTCTCTCATAAACGCAGCAGGATCAAATCCACTCGACTTTGTACGAGTCGTTGGTCTTGTCTTGCTACTAAGACTAGGTGAGGTAATTTCATTTAATATTTTAGCCTTACCATCTTCTAGTCCTTGGGAGCGCAAAATCTTAGCAAACTTGTCTTTAAATAACATAAACATCGCTACCTCCGAAGCATTGTCGTGAGACTTCCAGATGTCTTCTGCCATTTTACCAGACGTTATATACTTATAAGCATCTTGCGCTTGACTTTTAGTCACTGTACCACCCATAAATGTTTGTAGTGATTTTAAGTGACTTTGTAATTCTTTTTTATTTCTCTCTACTTTTTCTTTATTAGTCAACTCTTCTTGTTGCTTTTCTTTCAAGAATTTTTGTTTCTCTTGTTCAATAGCATTATTAAGTTGTCTTCTAATTCTATAAGCTTCTCTTTTTAAAACACCAGAATCTTCCATCTTATCAATAGCTTCTTCTATTTCAAAGTCTTCCATTCCATCTGTTTTCATTTCAGCACCAATAAGTTCTCTATCGTTAAGATTTAGATAAGTATTTAACTTACTTATCATTTCACTTTTTGGTTGATCTATGAATGGTGAGTTAAGAGCTTTAATTATTTCATCTTTACCATTTGCACTAATACCTAATTCTTTAGATACTCTTGCCCAATCTATCTCTCCAGATTCTTCAACGCTTTCATTCTTCGTATCAGGCTGTGCTTCAGCAGGGGCATCCCAATCTTCGTCAGCTTCTTGGACTGCCTCTTCTTGTTTCTCAACTTCAATGTTGTCCCAAGAAAAATTATCAGCATTTTCAGTTTCTTCAACTTCTTCCGTAGTTGCTTCTGCTTTGTCTGCTGCTTCTTCATTGTACTTGCCTTGAAATTGTTCCATCATTTGATCTGTAGCAAATGCTAATGGATCAAACTTTTTTTCTTCAGTTGATTCAACTGTAGTTTCTGTTTGTGTTTCTTGAGATGTTTCTTGTGTTGTCTCTTCTACTAAGTTTGTTTGTTCTTCTGCCATAATTTAAAATTTTTGTCCCTAATTTGCAAATATACTAAGAATTTTTAATAATATCTTGTATCCTTTTTTTACGCTGAGGTGATACTTCTCTTGCCTCTGCTTCAGATTGTGCTTTGGATAAGTTAGCCTTTGCATCATTCTGTGCTTTTTCCTTCAAAAAGATTTGTTTGTTTTTAACAACATGCGCAACATCTGATGTATCTCGTGCAAGATCATCTTTCATATCAGCAATCTTCATATCAGCTTCAGCTTGAATTGTAGCAACTTGTACTTTACCTTGATTTTTCATTTCTTCAATCTGTAGGTTTCTTTGATGTTCAGCTTCGCTAGCTTGCGCTTGAGCTTCCATCATCGCTTGTTGTTGCTGTGCTTGTTCAGCTTGTTGTTTCTTAACTTCATCCATAGCTCTTTCAAGTATGTGTTCAGCTTCTGTAAATGTATCAGCTTTCAATACTTTAATAATGTCAAGTAGCGTAGCTTGTCCACCTTGTAATGCGGCTTGTGCAATACCTTGCAACTGCTGACGCATAGCATCGTCTTTACCTGCATCACCAACATAAATACCAAAGTCATTTAGTCTGATGTCTGGAAATATAGATAGAAACTTAAACGCACCATCTCCTAATATGTAAGATGCTTTCTTACCATTAGCCCAGCATACCTTCATTAAATCACACACTCTTTCAAACACTCGTTTCTTAACCATAGCGTGTGAGTAGAATAAACTTTCTGTTATAGTAGCAGATTGTACAACACTACGCTGCACATTACCTACATATTCGTATTGTCCTACTGCACCTTCACGCTGAGGTGATACACCAGATATTTGTCCTGCAGTTTGCTCTAACATCAATTTAAGATTGATAAGCTGTTGTACAGAATTAGAAAGTGTAAAATCAATTTGTTGGAATTGATTGAATGATGCTAGCTGATTACCTTCTTCTTTAGAATTGATAGGTATAATACCATCTGTTTTTAAATGATACAATACAGTTTGCATATCCATACCAAGATTAGTAGGTAGTTGTGATACATCATACACCACAGCTTTACCACCTGAACGAGCCATAGCAAGTTCTATTTGATACATAACTATATTGTAAAGCATCTGTATATTCTTAAGCAAATCTACCATAGATATAGATCTACCAGTAGTATTATTTCTAACACAACCTACATATGATAGTGATGTAGAACCAGCATCATCTACTGAACGAACTTGATTAGGTCTTCGTCTAGCTTGTACTAATATCTTACCACCAATTTTAGTAGCCTCCCATATATCATCCACATATCTTGTAACTATTTCTTCATTACGTCTAGGTGAATAATCATCAGGCACTTGTTTCATAAATGGTCTTTCAGGATTAAATTTATTTTCTGATACTTTAAATTTAAGAGCCTTAATAGATTTCCATTCTACTGATACTACGCGTATCTTTACCTCTTGTCCTTCTTGATAGTCAATCCAATCAAATGGATCGTTGTATCTAGCTAAATCATCATAGCCACCTATTTGATACATAGCTGACAACTCTTCAAGTTGCTCTCTATCCAACTCATCTCTAAACTCATCTAGTATTTCACTATACGATAAGTAGCGTTCTTCGCCTACCCAAGATGAATCATCCAAGTAATCTGATGATGCATTTATTTCATATACTATATTTCTAGGATCTACTCGTCTAACAAATGGATCACCATTGCGATCGTATACCCTAAAAAATTCTTTACCAGTTACAAGCATATCTCTAAAGCCTTCTTTGAATAAATCTCTATAGTTATACTTTTGTATTAAATACTCTAAACCATCTTGTGCAGTTTCTTCTACCATCTCACGATAGTTATATCGCATGTACAAGTCTATATCTTCTGGTACTTCCATTTCTGTAATCTCAGGTAACTCGATGCCAACAGAATCTTTGAACTCTTGATGTATCTCTTCGGTAAGTTTTTTCATTATAAGATTTACCTTAACATCTTCTTTTCTTAGTACAGCTTCTTTGTTAGTAGTTGATACCTTTACATCTAACGGTCTTCTTAAATCTTCACCTACAAGCAAGTCAATCTTTGGTGATATAATTGGATAGTTAACTAGTCGAGCTGGATATGCCATCCCATACTGCTCTGTTATATATTTAAAATCTTCTAAATCTAAAGTGCCGTTGTATATGTTGTAGTTTTGTATATCGTTTAGTCTTGAATTTTTATAAGGCGATTCTACATACGACATGTAGGCTACTACTGCATTTACCCATTGATTTGCCCACTCTTCTGTTTTTTCTGACTCCAACACAAACTGTGGTGGAAATGATGATTGACTTGAATTGTACATTATCTAATTAATTTTGGTACTCCGTTTCTGTCTAACTTATAATACTTAAAACCTATGTCCGCTTCTTCTGCCTGCACCTCTTTTGCTTGTATTCTATAATTATCTACATTATGAATCAAACATAAACCAAACGCAATAGCTCGGTCTGTGTTTCTGGTTCCATAATTTGCTAGTTCATCTATCAAATCTAAAAACCAAATATCCTCAGCATTCTCTCTAATGTAATCATCCATTAAATCCTCCATTAAAGATTTTACCTGTTTATTCATATGCACCCCATACCTGTTCCTAGTTTTAGTTCCAGGATTATGCGCAGACTCAGGTTTTTCTTTTAAATACTTCAAAGCATTCATTCTTTTAAAATAATCAAGAATGCCTATTTTAGTATATTCCACTAACATTTTAGCATTATAATACATAGCTAATTTCAAACAACCATCCCAAAAATCTTCTTTTTTTTCTGGTCTATCTGTGTATTCCGCTACGACATAATCACTAGCATATTCCGTGTTTACAAATCTACGATAAATTATTGCACTTCCCAAAGAGTCTGATGCACCTGCTTTATCTTGATCATATGAGTCAATACCACCTATATCTAAATCTTTATATTCTGGTGCTGGATGTTCTAAAATTTTATATGGACCATCAGGATGTGGTCGCCATCTTACCATAAAGTTTTCTTCATTATCAAAATCCCAATCCAAGTATCCTGACTGCACTTGACTTCTATAATCTTTGCTAGCTAGTATTCTAGATCTTTGTGCATTTAATAAAGAGTTATTAAATCTAGCTGTCTTAGTGTTTAAAAATGCTTCTTGTATAGTTAACGGATAGTTTTGTATATGCAGGTTATATGCATCTCTATCACCTGAGTTTGTTATTGTTTCTCTTTCTTCTAACAATACTGACTCTGCTTCTTTAACTTTTTCTTCGCCTGTGCTAATATCAAAGTATCCGTAATATGCTCTTGAAGCTGGAATAAACATAGGTATAAGATTATAAGCTTCTGCTTCATAATACATATCCATAAAGTCTTTTGATGCTTTACTTATATCACCACCTGTACCACCTACAACAGGAACTCCAAATTGTAAGTTACCATCCATAAAACATGCTTTGGATGACATATATGCATTTTTTAAATGTTTAAACTCACCAGCCTCTTCAAATACCATAAGCGACACACGCTCACCTTTAAATACTTCTGGATTATCCATTGTTCTGCATATTACTGTAGATTGATATCCACCAACCTCCCACTTACCATCTTTGTTCTTTTGTTTATATCCAGAACGAAGTATACCATCTGTATCTTTTAGTATAGAATGTTTAAAGTTAGGATGCAATCCATTCAATCCTTTTTTGGTTTTGTCAAAAAATGCATCAGCTGTAGCTTGTAAACCTGCAGCTATACCTACATCATTAAACGGAAAGAATGTATATTCGTGTGCTATCATACCAGAGTTCATGTAACTAAACCCTTTGTCCCTAGCTTTAATAACAATCATACCCTTACCTTCATCTTTGCAAGTTTGAAACAAATCAAAGTATTCATGGTCCATCTGTCTATACCAAGGACTAATTAAAGTTTTACGAGATCCTTTAGTACCATCATTACCAAGTATTTTATAGTAGTTAAGATAAAAGTAATACTTGCCAGAAATTTTTTTCATTCCCTTTGGCTTGAATCCATTAATGCATCTATGAAGCTCTTGCTCCCAATATTCTTGATAAGCTACTGACTCAGGATTTAAATCAGGATGTCCATTGTTTACAACAGGTCTATATCTTTGTGGATCTTGTTTTGCTTTTGGCATTTATCTTAATGTTAATGTTGCAGCTCTTGTTACGCCATCATTACATGTTACAAGAATATTTAAACTATAGCCAGTTTTTGGAGTGCCTTTGACATCAAACACCATAGATGTGTTAGCTGTTATTAATCCTTGACTTACTTTAGCTGTATTAGCTGTTATGGCATTAGCCTGTGCTGTTGTTATGGTTGTAGTATCACCTTCTAATGCTTTGCCTGAAGTTGTTCCAAAACCAGGGAATGTAGCTTTAGCTGTATTAGCACTTATAGCGCTAGCTTGTGAACTCGATATTGTTGTTGTGTTACCTCTTAAGGCAGTATTAGAGCTATTTCCAAAGCCAGGAAAAGATTGAAAATTTCCTATCGCATTATCTAATCTTTGTAGTTCAATTATTAAAGCTGCTATATTTGTAGCATTAGTATTGATAGCATTTACTTGAGATTGACTAGCTCCTACTGTATCATCAGAGCTATTAGTAGCAGATAGCACAAGCATAGTAAGTATAGATCTAAGATTTTCTAAATCTATTTCCTTATCATATGATTGTCTTCTACCTGAATAAAAAGTAGTTTGAAATAAGTCTTCAATAGCGTCTAAAAGCTCTGCTCTAGTTCTTTTATCGTCATCACCTGGCTCAACTTTAGTAAGGGTAACTCTAGGGACTTTAATTCTATGCGCACTTCTTACTGTGCTACTTTTATAATCTTTTTTGAAATTAGCCATACTTCTGCTTTTTATACCCTGCTATTTTACCTAAGCCAAAAGGATCGCGTGGATCTTCTTTGGCTTCTAACTTAGCATGATACTCTTCGTCTAAGTTCACACCGTGAATAGACTGAGAGTACCTGCTTAGTTCCTTTGCCTTTTTAAAGTCACCTTCTTTATATAATTTATTAAATCTATATCGAAGGTTTTGTAACTTTGGTGGCTGTTTTTTAGCCATTAGTCATGCTGCATTCTGCCGCCTCCAGGATACATAGATCCTTTCTTCATCTTCATGCCATGTCCAGCTTTCTTCATTTTACCACCGTACATCATGGAATCTTTCATCTTACCGCCTTTCATCATCTTCTTCATCATTTTTCCACCGTACATAAAATCTTCGTCAGCTTTCATCATACCACCCATAGCCATAAAGCCCATTTTATTTCGTACATCTGTAGGCAATTTAGCTAGACCAGGATTGTCTTTTTTGTTTACTGGCTTTAGCTTTCCACCCATAGCCATTTGTTGCTTAGGCATGTTAGCGTTAGGCTTCTTTTTGAAGTGACCACCGCCAGGATACATTGATTTTTTTTTCTTTTTCATTTTAATTAAAATTATTATTACGTAATATTTTCTTGAATATCTTTTTTGTTTTCAAGAAATGATAACTTTTTATTCCCAACTATTTTCTGACGCTCTCCGCGTCTTTCGATTGCATCAACAAGAGTTTGTCTTGTCTTATATATTTTTTCGATCCCTATCATTATCTTTTGCAGTCCTTCTGCAGTATCTTCGTTTATGTGCATATTGTTCATATACTCAGTAAACTGACTGATCTTAGTATTAAAAGCAATTAGCTGCTCATCCAACGGATCAAACTGTAATTGCTTATACTTATCTATAGCAGCTAAAATCTCTGGTCTTTTTTCACCATACCATTCATACTTGCCGTATAAGTCTCTACTAACAGCCTTTTTTCTTTCTGATTCAGTAAAATGTCTGTAAGGACTATCGTAATCACAGACTAGGGCTACCCACTTTAGTGCAACAGCCCCTAACTTATCAGCTTTTAATACGCTTACAAACTCAGGTACCCCCGTTACTCCATCATCCTGTTTGTATACGTCCCCCTGTCTATCTAACTTTAATAGATACATTGTACAAAAATATACTAATCTCCCCTATATTCCAAATCGTACTTAACCATCCAAATATATTCTGGACCATTAGGCTCTGTTATCCCTTTCCAATCAGCCATTCTTAAGTATCTATCGTTTTTCATATTGTATATTTTTCTCTCTACAATAACAAAGTCCATATTAAATATTTCATTTATTAAATAAGACTCATCATCAAACAATAGATCTAATCCATTGTAATATTTTTCTAATACAAAGCTGTTTTCTGCAACAACAAACACCTTTCCAAATTCGTTTGAAAACTCTCCAATCATAGTTACAAATATATGGGGATAATAATTAATAAAGGGAGCGAAGCGACCGTTTTTTTTATACTAAAATCAAAAAGATTTTATTATTTTATAAACATATCGTAGCCAGTCATAAATCTTCTCCTAGCCTTGTCTACAGATCCATACTTTTTCGCTCCACCTTTATTATATTCTTTCATATAGTATTGAAATAAAGCTTCTGGATTGTTAGCAGGTAGAGCCTTAGGGGATAAGCCATATATCTGTCTAGCTACAGCTACAGAAGCTAATGGATCGTCAGATTGTAATAAGCCGCTTAGACCAAGCATGTCTGACGGAAGCCCCATCTCTCTATATCTATCAGCATATTTCTGTCTAGTGTCTGTATCTCTTTCAAATATAGTATTAAAGGCATCATCATCTATAGACATAAAAGAACGAGTGTAATCTCTACCAAAAGCTGTAGTATCAGCCCCCATACTATTCTCCATATAGGAAGTCATAGTAAGTAAGTTTCTTAATGTTTGTTGAGATTCTGGAGCTTCATAAGATACCACTTCTTCTATAGCATCAAATATCTCATTTTGTGTGCTTCCTGGTCCGCTAAGCATACCCTGAACCATTTCAGACATGTACTTTCCTGCATCTTCTGGTGAATCTATATGATATGGATTATGTGGCATAGTGCAAATGTACAAAAAATATGTGTAGTTGTAAGAAAGGGATACTTTCTGCTAATATACCCCCTGCCCTGTCCATATTTTTTATACCCCACTAACCTATATTGGACTATACGTCAGCATTTTTGCGTAATACCTGCACGCAAGCGTGCTGCTAACAACTAATCAAAGCAGGTTAATACTTATATTATTATGTCATTATTAAAATCATTAACAGGTTTAGCTAAAGCAACAGTACAATTAGCTAAAGAAGACAAGGAGTTCCGTAAAGAAGCTGCTATTGCTGTAGCAACATTCCCTATTTTTACTGCTCAAGTTACAATAAGTGCTATAGATGTAGCAGTAGGCGCTACTAAAAACGTAGCAAGAGCTGCTGGTAAAATAGATGATATGTATAAAGATAGGTTTGAAGTAAAAAGTAAGTTCGATACCTATGTTGATAAGCAAATGCGTAACAACGAAGCAATGTCAGAGAACGTAAAGGTAGCTGAAGAGCTACTTAAAACTATGTCTCTATAATTTAATCTATTGATTATCAGTTACTTAAGCGGAAACACCTTGAAATTGTGCGCTATAGTGTTTAGATTATTTATTTAAGTAACTAAGTAAGTTGGACTTGAAGTCAGGTTGGTTTGTTATTGTTTCCTTTATAATAGTAACATTCCAATTTGGCCTCAAAGTTCGGCTTTTTTTTTAACAAAGTCAAATCAAAAATTAGAAATTATGTCAACTTTTAGAAATATTAAAGTAAAGCGTCAAGTAAAAAAACAAAAAGCTAACGCTTATAGAAATATCAATGGTAAAAAATACTAACACCATAACTAACCTATATTGGATTTAAGCAGGGTTCGATTCCCTGCATAGGTTCTAACCTCCCCAAACACGGTTCGGGCATCAACAATAGATGAATAGCGTGTAAATACTATGAACTCAATGAAAGTTCGAAACTATTTGCTGAACGATAGAACAGCAATGGAAACTGAAGGTATAACTCTTGAATACCTAAAAGCTGCTACCAACGATAAAGAGTGGCACGAATTATTATTATCTGACAAGTATGACAAGCTACTTGAAGTATTAAAGGTTAATCCTTACGAAAGAGCCCATCAAGCATTTCGTAGAGAGTGGTCTCACGAAATTATCAAGCACGTTGATAAAGTAAACCTAAAGGTTACTATGCTTGACGGACGAACTCATAACACTATATACTTTGGTGGTAGCTTTCTAAAAATGCAGAAGTGGGTAGATAAGCTCAATTCTACATATAACAAGCGTAAGCGTCAGTTTATCAAAGAATATCTTGCACAGTTCAAGAAGAAACAAGTCAATAACTACCAGCTTGCTATGAACAAGCTTGGTGACTTTATCAAGAAGTAATGTTTACTTACATCTGGTTGGGCATAGTGGTGTTTTACTGCTATGCCCTTTATGATTATCATTATGGGAAAGACTGTAAAAGATAGAGTGTACAATATACTTGTAAACGACACGGATAATAAATACCGTGATGACGACCAACGATTAGTTGCTCGAATAATATGGGAATGTATAGAGAACAAGAACATGTCTGCACAACAGCTGCTAGAAAATATGTTCTTGCATAAAATATATCCCAAACCCAAATCAATAGAACGCTGTTCGCGTGCATTGCAAAATGAATATCCTGGACTGCGTGGAAAAAAATGGGTAGACAGACAAGCTAAGTCTGAAATAATAAGAACTAATATTACTAAAGCATTTGAATTATGAATAAAAAATCAGAAATATTTCCGTTAGGCGTTAGTTGGAAACAACACGTAGATAAACAACAATATTTATTCAGAAGGATAGAGTCACTTGAAACAAAAAATGTGGAATACCTTCAAGACTTGCGAGAATCTTATCGTAGCACAGATAAATATATATCTGAAAACATCAAATTAAAAGATGAAATAAATGAATTGTTATTACGTAATGAAAAATTACGAGAAATATGTACATCACTTGAGGTACAAATTGATGATATTAATACTATAGTAAAAAACGAGATGGGCTATCAAATAGACTCAGATGAGTTTAGTAAAGCTTTTGATAGACTACAAGAAAAAGGAGGGTTTCCATATGATGCTGCATCTAGACAAGCAGAGCTTGACAAAGAAAATGAACAAGCAGTTCGTAATGCAGAAGATCCTAATTATCCAACTAGAGATGAACTTATATAACTAATAAATAAAATTATGAAAAATAGAAGCTTAATAGACGAAGGTATCGATGCAATATTCGACCTCGATCAAATAGTTAAACACATAGATGAAAGGCTCGAAGAGCTACGCAAAGACATAGAAACCTATGTAGGCGACGTCTATGATCCTACGGTCATAGCTCGATATGACGAACTAACCCGAATCAAACATTTAATTAATAAACTAAATCAATAAATTATGAATATCATTTGGATGAGTGCAGCTAGCGCTGCTGGTTTTTACTTAATATTACGTAAAGTAATGTCAAGACAAACGTTTTTAAAAACAAACGTATTATGGGATGTGCTGCTTACGCTAGGACTACCACTATTATTCTTGGGTACATTCTCAGGTATGATTACAGCTATCTTAACAGGGCTGATATTTACTATAGGCACAGGTTTGCTTAAAAAAATCCAATAATCTTTAATCAATAAAATTTTAATATTATGAACTTAATCAGAGGTAAATTTCAATCGTTTCAAAACAACGGTAAAACTAAAATCAACTGTCTAGTATCTTTAAAAGAACTAGAAAAAATGGCTGGTGGAACTGGCTATGTAGCATTTACTATCATTCCACAGAATGAAGAGTTTATGCAAAACGCTGAACACATTAAAAAGTATGGTAATCACTATGCAATTAAAAACACTCAGTATAATATTAAACTTGGATATGCTATGCAAAAAGCTAAAGAGCTTGCTGAGAAAACTATTATGGAGCCTGAGATTGCTGAAAAAGAAGCTGAAGCTACATTTTCGCAAGAACAGTTAGAAGACATATATGTTAATAATAAATATGACCATAGATAATATGATAGATAATATGAAAAAGCAAAACGGTAGTATACACTACAACTATTGCGATAAAGTAATTAGATCTTGTAAAACACAAGAACAATTAAACGATGCAAGAAATTTAGTAGATAATTTCTTGAAACTACACGGTGAAAAAAGTATGCATGAATGGATGCTTTTGATGAACCAACTACTTAACAGAGAAATGTTTTTGAACTATGCGTCAAAAGATTCTGAATAATCTTCGTAACATCCAACGTTCAGTAGAACAGTTTGATGAAAATAGATTTAAGCGCAACCTTGGTCATGCCAGGGTTGAACTTAAATATAGATATAATAAATTTATAGAAAAATTAAAAATTAAATAAAATTGTATAGAAAAAGAAGAAAATTAAATAATATGGGACTAGATCACGGATTGATTGCCTACAAAGGCAGAAATAAAAAACAGATAGATTTTAAATACAATCCATCTGAAGAAATAACTATAGTAACTTGGCGTAAACATCCATACCTGCACGGCTGGTTTGATGATTTGTACGAAGAAAAAGGCGGTAACGCCTATGATAACGATAGTTTTGGTGGATTTAATGCTGGGCATAACTTAGAAGTTACACATGAAGATTTACTTGAACTACAAACCAGAGTACTAACAGGCACTTTGCAACCCAGAAGTGGTTTCTTTTGGGGTGATGATGCCTGTGAATACTATAAAGAACAAGATTTGGATGCTATTTATGAAGCTATGAACTACATAAAAGATGGCTACAAAATCAAATATTGGGCTTGGTGGTAATGAGTTACGATAGATGGAAACTTTCTAATCCACAAGATGACGGCTGGACCTCTGACGAGGTTACCAGCTGTTGTGGTGCAGAAGAACGCGTAAAAGAAAATTTATGCGATGATAGACAAATATTCTATTGCAACGAATGCGGTGAAGATAATAACTGGTATGAGTTAATAGAAAGATGGGAATATGATGAGCGCAAACGAGAGGACGCGCAAGAATATAATAAAGATGAATGAAACCTGAATTATTACAACATCCCAACATTCCAAAACCTTTACACGGTCTTGCCCCAAGAGTAATCAAGGGGCAGGATTGGTGGGATGATACAAGGCATAAAGCTTATGCGTCTACTAACTATCATTGTGCAGCTTGTGGTGTACATAAATCACAAGCAAAAGAACATCAATGGTTAGAAGCACACGAGGATTATGTAATAGATTGGGCTAAAGGTAGCGTAACTATTAATAAAATTGTACCTCTTTGTCATTACTGTCATAACTTTATACACTCTGGTAGACTATGGATGGTTAATAAATACAATCCAGATAAAATTAAAAGAGTGTTAGAACATGGCATTAAAATATGTGAAGACAATTTTATTAGCGTGCAACACTATACATTAGATTTAGCAGACGAATATGATGTAGAATATTACTGTGGTGTTTTAAAAGAAAACATAACAGAGTGTGCTGAATGGTCTGAATGGCATCTTATATTAGAAGGTGAAAAATATTATACACAATATAAAGATATTGAAGAATGGAAAACACATTATAACAATTAATATGAAAGTAATACAATTAAATGTAAACTGTTCTGAATCCGTAAATACGGGTAACTTCGAGTCAGTTAAATGGAACTATGGTGTAGCCATAGAATTAGAAGAAGGTGATAACTACGAGTCTGTAAAGCAGGAGTGGATAAACGAATGCGCTAAGACTATAAATAAGTTATCCAAACACACTCGTGGGTTAAAAAAGCTTGAAGCTATAGCCGTCAAAGGCAACCCACAAGTGAATACGTCAATAGAAATAATAGAAAAATAATGACATTAAAAGAAATCTTATCTGCCTCTCAGTTAGACTGGGAGGTGGAAAAGGTTCCATTGTTTTCACAATGTCCTGAGTCGCATTTTGATATGCATGGCAATTGGTCTGAAAGTGGATACTATGGAATCAGAAGGAAAGATAACCTTGAAATACTTGGTGTATGTACCAAACAATACCAAGAAACACAGAATGAACAAATAGTAGAACGCGCTATGCAAATTGCTGAAGCTGTTGATAATAACTATACATTCCACAAAGCTTTAGCATTGAATGGTGGTAAAAAAATATTTGTTCAATTCAAAGTAAATCAATACGATGATGAATATGAAAAATACATTTTTGTTGTAGATTCTAATGATGGTAGTATTGGTTTATCTTATGGCATATCTAATACAGTTTTGTCTTGTGCAAATCAGCTGTATTTATTTGCTAGTAAAGGTAAATCAGTTAAACATACTAAAAGTATTAATATCAAAGCTGATGATATAGCTAGAGATATTTCTGGCAGATTAATACATACAGATAACACAATAAGTTATTTAAGAAATCAACGCATTAGTGATCAGGCAGTTAGAAACATTGTTAAAAATGTTATGAAACTACCTGTATATATTGATCAAGTTGAATATGATGACAATAAAGTTGTTTCTAAAAAGACAAAGAATAAAGTAGATAAACTACTTGATTGTATTGCAAAAGAAACAACTGAAAAAGGTGACACATTATGGGGTTTACTCAATGGTGTCACATACTATACTAATCACGTAGTTAAAAATATGGAGCGTGATCCAAATGGTATAGAAAAATTACTATTTAGTAATGCTAATAAAATGAATCAAATAGCTTGGAACTATGTCAATAGTTAATTATAATGTCGTTGAACTGGTAGATTCACCAGTAATAAAAAAGATGAGGTACTACGGCAAGCATTTGCCTGTACCCACAGATACCGATTGCAGATTATTGGTTCTTGAACATTGTCTACAAAAAGGCGTAAGGGTTATACCTACGCCACTAGACGTGCAGAGAAACAAAATATCTTGGATTGGATTTCAAAATGAAACATACTATCCTGAATCCATGTTTCGATGGGTTGATCAGGAAGAACATCCTGAACTATGGGGATTAGTGTTTTTACATTTTGAACAAATGCAAGATTGGATAACTGCTGATTTACAACAAAAGGTAAGTCTTATGTCTGATAGTAACAGAATGAAATATTTCTTTAACAGACAACCATCTACTCGTTGCGTGTATTCAAATAAACATCCATTTGTATATGGTATAGCAGCATCAAATGCTGAAAAGATTAGTTATTTAACTATACCTAAACTATCTAGTTTTGTGTTACATCAAGCACTAGCTGTTGATCACATACATGAAGGTAATATGAAAGAAGAACTACTAGATCCTACTTTACGTAGATCGTTATGTATGATGGCTTCACCATACAAGCTAGTAGAACTTGATGACTTTGCTGTGAGTAATCACGAAGTAGAATTATTTGCTAATATTCTTGCAATGGATAGTGTAGCAGAATCTTACTATATAGAAATAGAAGATGATGTTAAAAAGTATATGCATGCTTCATCATATAGTGAAGAATGGGCTGAGCATGGCGGTAGTTACACAGGCACTTTAGGTGCTGGTTGTATGCGCTATGATCGTTGTCAACCATTCCTAGACATATATGAAGACTGTGAACATTGCAAGATTCTTGTAATGAAAGATGAAGAAGGTGGTATAGTTGCCCGTGCGTTGCTATGGCAAAATGTCAGCGTACATCGTAGGGTACGAACTATAAACATTATGGATCGTGTATATACCTTGCGTAATGCTTACGAGCCACTAATGATTCAATGGGCTAAAGATAATGGTTACCATTATAAAAAGCAGCAATCGTATAACTCTGCTGTTTTGATAAATCCTACAACAGGAAAGGAAATGCGTGGTCAAGTGCGCATACCTATTGAATGGCCTGAAGATGGTTATGAAAAATTACCATACATAGACACCTATGCACACATATATCCTGACTTAGGGTTTATGAGTAACTCTGCAAGAGTTAGACCTATTGATACCTCATCAATAAGAAGAATTAACCCTAGATCCACAGATGGATACTATAGAGAAGTAAGAAACTATGCGTAAAACTTGGAATATGTCTGAAGAAACTATGATAGACAATCTTGAACAAACTTTGGAAATACAAAGTGTTTCAGGAAACGAAGATAAAATGAACACATTTATCATAGAACAAATTAAATATGTTAATGAACATATAAAAGATGTAACTATTGTTACAGAACAGCAAGCTGGAGGTACAAACATATATGTTACCAAAGGCAAAGCTGATGTATATCCATGTGTGGTTGCACACACAGATACTGTGCATGATTTTGTAAAAGGCTACTGTGTTCGTAGACTTTATGGCAACTTTTATGCTATGGATTATAAGAAAATGGAACAAGTAGGTGTAGGTGGTGATGATAAAGTCGGCATCTGGGCAGCACTTGAATGTATTAACAAGTTTGATAATATTAAAGCAGCATTCTTTCATTCAGAAGAAAGAGGTTGTGTTGGCTCTAAGGCTGCCACACCTGAGTTCTTTCAAGATGTAGGCTACATATTGCAAACAGACAGACGTGGTAATGATGACTTTGTTACCAAGATAGGTGGTGTAAACCTTATGTCTAAGAAGTTCAAGAAGGCTGTAAAGCCACTACTTGATAAACACGGATTTAAGTTCCAAGATAATGGTGGTCTAACCGATGTTAAGGCACTTAAACCTATATCAAACGTATCTGTCACTAATATATCTAGTGGCTATTACAAACCACATAGCGATCAAGAATATGTAAACATTGAAGACGCTATGAATACATTAAGTTTAATGATGGGAATCATTGAAAAACTTGGTGAAACAAAGTATGAACATCAATACCAAGAACCTGTATATTCTTATGGTGATATAAGCTACGGAGGATACAATGTTTATGGACAGCGTTCGCTTTTTCCAAAAAGTTCCAACGATATTATCGAAGACGTTGGAACAAAACAAGAAAAAATCTTCGATGATATAACAGAACATTTGTCACATGTAGATTGGCATACTAATCTGTTGAAAGATGATTGGGGGTATATGTATCCTGTTTACAGTAGTACATTCCCTCATGATATTATAGGTGCATATAATCCCGAACTGGATTGTATAGATCCTATAGATGATGTCATAGACGATTACGCATTTTCAAAAGATGAGCCATATTGGTCATCAGTTGCGAAAAATTTATTATCTTCACCAACTTTTTAACTATGTAATGCACGATGAATTAATGATGTATGAGCTTGAAACTAAGCTATTAGGTAAATTGCTCTTATATCCTGAATTATACTACGACAACGCAGAAAATTTGGAAAGTTACTTGTTTTCAAATCTGTTCCACAAGAACATATTTGATAAATTTTTGGTTATGCAATCAGAGCAAAAGGTTATAGACTTAGTTTCTATGGCCAATGCTCTTGATTGTGATCACAACCAAAAGGTTAGACTATCTGAAATATTTTCTACACATACAGATTATATATCTGTAAAGTCATGCGTTGAACAACTACAACAGTTTTATAAAAGAAAGCATTTGCATGCTGGTATTAATGAAGCGTTGAATATGTTTATTAATGAAGAATCAGTAGATAAAATTATTGATCACATTAATAAAGTCAACTCTAAAGTTACTAATAGCACGCAAGTTGATGTAGCAAACATCAATACGCAAATTAGAGATTTTCTAATAGATGTTGAAAAAAGAATGAATACCGATGGTATAGTTGGTATTACAACAGGTTTTTCTAAGCTTGATGAGTTTACTGGTGGGTGGCAAGAAACAGATCTTGTCATTATCGGCGCTGCTTCATCAATGG